GAAGAAGCTAAGATGCTTGGTAATAAAGGCACAGATGGTTTGTTGATAACTGGTGGAACTAAAGGGTTAAAAAGAACAGGCGAAGAAGAAGAAGTAAAAACTAAACCTTACAATTCACCACTATCCAATAGAGGTATAACCATACTACAAGATCAATCTGAATATAATAGAGTGCGATTTGGAGATCAACGGTTAGATAACTTTTTTCAGATAAAAGGTAAAGATGGAAAATTAAGACCAGTAGATGTTGACAAAGATATAAATCCCTTATTAAAGAAAGTAAGTCCATCTGGAATTATAAGAAGTGTAGGAGAAAAGGGAGGAAGTACACCGACAGATAAAAAACTTACTGCTGGTCAAATTAGAAATTTATTTCAAAATACTGCTGTCAACGTAAATATACCAAAACAAAATACAGCAATGTTACTTTCTAGAGATGTATCTACCAACACTGGTGCTATGGAAGTTTATTTAGGTCAGGCAGGTGAATACTCTGATGGAGCTATATCAGACATAAATAAGATAAGTTCTAGAATGTGGGGGTTATATTCTTTATCAACTGAAGATGGTAAAAAAGCATTTGAAGATGGTAATAAAGTTATAAATCCAACCACTCTCATATTCGGAGACAACGGCAAAAACTACATTCCTGATACTGAAAAGTTTGTAACGTTTGAAAGTGCTAAAGTTCTTCCTATAGCAATACAGCAGGGTGGAGTCTCTATCACTGGTTTTACTGCACCACAAACAGGTGGTCAAGTGACTGATGCTAAAGCCAATGTCATAAATAATGTGTTAAGTGGTAAAACTCCTCTTAGTGAGATGGATAACATAAGAAAGAAAAGAAAATCTAAAAAATTAAGTAAGAAAACTAAAGGCTTGATAGGAGCTGCCACAATAGCAGGTGGAGGTGTAGGGTCATCTGAAGCTGCGGCAAATTTTATAGCAGAATTAGCCTTTGATGAAGTATTTGATGCCGCAACAATAAAAGCTCTTACACTGTTAGGGTTACCTGCAAAAGTTGCTAATCCAGTAGGTATTGCAACTACAACAATGGGAACGATGACAAGTGAAATTGGACAACAGGCATTTGAAAAAGAAGATGAATACGCACAGTTTCTGGGAGTAGATCGGAACACAATAGTGAGTTTAGAACCAGAAAAACGTAGAAAATTAGACACTATGTTTCAAAATTATTTTAGGGACAGAGACTTTGTAAAGCCTAGTGAGACAGTGGTCAAAGGTGAACAACTTAGGTCTTTATCCCAAAATGCACCCATCGGTTCTGATATGGATGGGTCTATAACCACAGATCCTACATTCGATAGAATGATAAGGATGGGTCAACTTTAAACTAAGGAGAGAAAGATGGCAGAAAATCTAAATCAAGGTGCAGCTTACATTATGAACTCTGACAAAGTATCTGTAGATGATGCTCAAGGTTCAAACAGTCTGTACAGAGAAGGTCTTGAATTTACAACTGAAGTAAATCAAGATGCCTTACAAGTAGATATGCCAAAGAAGCAAACAAAACCAACTGTTGAAGCTTCTTTATTTGCTATGGCTGAACAAAGGGATTATTAATGGAAGATAAGGTTGTACAACCGAATACTGATGAGTCTATAGATGTAATTGATCCTGATGAGTATATGCCCGGATTGGCAGGATACATCAAAGGTAAATTCGATGATTCAGAAAAGGGAAGATTTTCTCACGAACAAAGGTGGTTAAAAGCGTATAAAAACTTTAGAGGTATATACGACTCTACAACACAGTACCGTGATTCTGAGAGATCAAGAGTATTCATAAAAATAACTAAAACAAAGGTGTTAGCTGCGTACGGTCAGATTATAGACATACTCTTTGCTAATAAAAAATTTCCTATTGTTGTAGAACCTACTCCCATTCCTGAAGGAGTTGCAGAGTTTGCACACTTAAAAACACCTATAGATGATGTAACTCAACCTATGTCAGATCCGTTTGGATTTGAAGGAGATGGCAGAGAACTATCTCCGGGTGCGTTACAAGCAGACTATCTAGGTGCATACTCTAAAGATTTTTCAAACGCTCCTTTAGCTGAAGGCCCTGCAAAAGCAGGCGAACCACAGATATCCCCTGCACAAGAGTCAGCGTTGATGTGTGAAAAACAAATTCACGATCAACTAATAGACACTAATGCAGTATCAATAATAAGGAAAGCTATATTTGAAGCATCTATGTTAGGCACTGGAGTTGTCAAAGGTCCTTTGAACATGTATAAAAGGGTTCACAACTGGCAGAGAAATGACGCAGGTGAAAGAGAATATGCACCTTACGAAAAAGTTGTGCCACGATTAGAATACGTTCCAATATGGGACTTTCACCCAGACCCTTCAGCAACGACTGTTGAAGATTGTGAATACGTAATACAACGGCATAGATTAAACAGACAACAGTTAAGAGCGTTGATGTTGATGCCACACTTCAAAGCAGAGTCAATAAACAAAGTTCTTGAAAGAGGTCCAAACTATGAAGATAAGTATTACGAAGATACTATAAGAGATGATGAAACTCAAGCTAATTATCAAGAAAACAGATATGAAGTTCTTGAATATTGGGGGGTCATTGATTCTAAATTAGCCGAGCAACTAGGATTACAAGAAGAAACAGATGAGGACAACTATTCACACGTTCACATAAATGCTTGGATATGCAATGGTACAGTTCTAAGATGTGTTCTCAATCCTTTAACTCCTGCTAGAATACCATACTTTGTAATACCATACGAAACTAACCCATATCAACTATGGGGAGTTGGTATAGCAGAAAACATGGAAGATGCACAGTTACTTATGAACGGACACGTTCGTATGGCTATTGATAACTTAGCACTTGCAGGAAATCTTGTGTTTGACGTAGACGAAGCAAGCTTAGTCCCCGGTCAAAACATGGATATATTCCCCGGTAAGATATTTAGACGACAGTCTGGTGTTACTGGTACAGCTATAAACGGCTTGAAGTTTCCAAACACTGCAGGTGAAAATTTGCAGATGTACCAAATATCAAGGCAACTCGCAGATGAAGAAACAGGTATGCCTTCAATCATGCACGGTCAAACAGGAGTTTCAGGCACAGGAAGAACAGCAGCAGGACTGTCCATGCTGATGGGTGGTGCAAACCTATCCATGAAAACAGTCATAAAAAACGTAGATGATTATCTATTGAAACCGTTAGGTGAAGCATACTTTCAATGGAATATGCAGTTTAACGAAAACATGGATGACATAAAAGGGGATCTTGAAATAAAACCACGAGGGGTTGCTGCAGTTATGCAAAAAGAAGTAAGAAGTCAAAGATTGATAGGCTTGTTACAGACTGTAAGTAATCCAATGTTAGCACCATTTATCAAGATACCTAATTTAATGCGTGAATTAGCTATATCACAAGATATTGATCCAGATAGTTTGGTAAATGATGTTAATGAAGCTCAAATATATGCAGAGATGCTGAAAGGTATGATGGCAGATGCTCAACAAAAATCAGGCGAGGATGGTAATGCCACTGGTCAACAATCCTCAGATATGGCAGGGACTGGAGGAGTACCTCAACAGTCTCAAGACAATAGTGGTGCAAGCACTGACGGTAGCACAATCGGAGTCGGAGCTACGCCAGTTGCAGGGGAAACTGGTTTTACTGGAAACCCTCCTGAAGTTGAAACATAATTGTGAACAAGTACAGAAGAGTAAATAGCAATGGCAATATATACGGATAGATACAATGAAAGATCAGATGGTAGCTCTTGGGTAAACTATTATACCACCGTTCCCACTTTGAGTCCCATTGATACATCTCCAGTCGATGATGCGTTAGAAAAACTAAAACCACCTCAACAACGCACAGGAGATCCCATTGATATTCAATCTGGTACAGATAGCACAACTGAACTTAATCAACAATTTGAAAGATTAAATTTTGCTCCAAGCATGGATGCTTCACTACCACCAGAGTTAAAAATGTCTGAAGTTAATTTTGAAGATATAAAGTATAAGACATTTAACGATTACATAAAAGCAGAAAAAGGAAGTGTTAAACTAGATAGATCTGGTGTATTTAGTGATATAGAATTTCCTAAAGATGAAAAATCAACAGTCAGAAATGTAGCAAAAGGATTTGGCACAGCAGAAATACTTTTCACAGGGTTTCCGATTGGTGGAGCGTTAATAAGTCAATTTGATACTGAAACATTTAAAAGTCCTACTGGGCAAGATAGATTTGTGCAAAAGGGTGGTATAGGAAACTGGAAAGGCACTTACGATCTAGTAAATGAATACAAAGATTTAAATATACTAAAAGATTTGCAAAGTGACACTAGTGCAAAACTAAAAGGTTTTGCTATGCAAGTGGGTGATAGAACAGTATACAGAATGAACGGTGAAACAAGATATAAAGGATTACCTGATAATCTACCCCAAAATGTTGCTAGAACATTAGAAGCTTTGTCTAAAGGTTTTAACCCACGAGGTTACGACCCTTTAACTGAAAATGGCGATGAACAGATATTAACAGTTACTGATAAAGACGGTAACATAACCAGTGGTTATAACTTAAATGGATCGTTCACCATGATAACAGGTCAAACTGCAGCTATGGGTACGATGAATGATTTTAACAATTATGCTGTAAGTCAGTGGGGTAATAAATACGGTCTAGGTTTTGAGCAAGCAAAATCTTTTGCAAGAGGATGGATGGAAAGTGCAAGAGCTAAGTTTGGTGGTATTTTAGGTAGAGGAACTGCTGCCGAGAAGTTAGCTCACTTAAAAGAGTGGCAAGAAAGAGCAAAGAAAGCAGGGTCTTTCAAAAAAACAAAAAAAGAAAAGATAAAGACTGCTTTG